GGCAACGTACAAAGGTTTAATTCCTGCTAAATTAGAAGGCAAATACGCTCGAAAGGTTTACGATATAGATAATGATTTAGTTGAGGTGTTACCTACTACATTCGAAGAGGTAGCTTCTGATAACAGAGTTAAGTTTGGTAGCGTTATTGAGCTTAATATATCTAAAGCTAAATATTATGTGATTGAACTAGATTGCTCTTGGTTAGGTGGTGAAGTATCTACATTGTTAGATTTAGGTTCAAAATTGAACTATCCTAACAACTGTTTAATGACTAATGCAGAAGCTATGGAATTAATTAGAGATAACGCAAATGATTAAGATCGATAGGTTAAGAGATGTGTATTTAATTACTGCAACTGATAACGGAGAAATCAAACTTCAAACACAAAGGAGCGATTATGCTGAGGCTAAAGCTTACGCAAAGGCTCTAGGTAAGAAACATAAATCAAAGGTTAAAGACAATGTTAAAACTGAAAACAGGAGTATTTAATGGGGTTTACTTATCGTTATTAGAGAACTCAACGAATGCGTTTGATAATTACTATTTAATTGTGTTTACGAATCTTCAAACTAGAGTTAGCGAGGGTAGGGTTGCAATTAAAAGCACAGTTAACGAGCGGTCAGTACTATTATACTTTTACGTTAATTTGGTTGCAAATCCTTATTATACAATGCAAGAGAATAGCTTTTTTAAATACGATGTATATGAACAAACTAGCTCTACCAATACAGATATTACTGACGCTTCTGTTCTTGGTTTACGTGAAACTGGGAAAGCTTGGGTAAACGGCACTAGCGAGGTTGTATATGTAAAAGAACCCGAAGCTAATATTATTAATTCAGTATATTTAAAAACATGAGTTTTAAAGTAATTAATTTTGAATCCATTAATACACCTAAAGCAGTTGAGAACCCTGCAAAGGAATGGGTAGCGTATGGCGAAGATAATGACTACTTCACTTACTTAATTGATAGGTGTAATGGTTCAGCGGTATCTAATGCTATTATAACAAGTGTATCGGATCAGATATATGGCGAGGGTGTTGCTGCAACGGATAGCGATAGAAAGCCTTTAGACTTTGCTAAGATGAGAACGATTTTCAAAGGCGAAGATATTAAGCGTGTATGCGGTGACCTAAAGAAATTAGGAATGGGTGCTTTCAATATTATCTGGAATAAAGGTAGAATTGAAGTATCACGTGCAAGACATATTCCAATGCAGAATCTAAGACCTGAGAAATCAACAGATGGAGAAATTAAAGGTTGGTACTACTCCGATAATTGGAAGGAATATAGAAAAGATAGATTTAGACCTAAAAGAATAGAAACTTTTACAGGTGCAAAGGGTGAAGAATCACAAGTATTAGTTATAGCACCTTATTCAGCTGGATTCTTTTACTTTAGTCCAGTTGATTATGTCGGAGCTTTGCCTTGGTCAGAAATTGATGAAGAGATAGCGAATTACCACAAGACTAATATACAGAATGGTTTTGCTCCTACAATGCTTGTGAATTTCAATAATGGACTGCCAGAAGAGGAAGAACAATTAAAGGTAGAGCGAGCGATTGAAAACAAACTTACAGGTACAGGAGGGAAGAAATGGTTAACAAGTTGGAATGATGACTCATCAACTGCAACAACTATTGAGACAATACCTATTTCAGAGGCTTCAGAGCAATATAAATTTTTATCCGAAGAATCTACACAGAAAATATTAATAGGGCATAAGGTAACAAGCCCTATGTTATTCGGTATTAAAGATGCTTCAGGCTTTGGTAATAATGCAGACGAGATTAAAACGGCATCTCAACTGTTTGATAATACAGTTATAAGACCAAAACAAAACATGGTAATTGATGCCATTGATAGCGTATTAGCAGTTAATAACATCATTTTGGATTTATACGTTAAAACGATCCAACCTATTGAGTTTATTGAAACTGAAGATTTAAGTATTGAAGAAGAAGAAAAGGAAACTGGTGTAAAAATGAGTGCAATTCCATTTTTAAGCGATGAGCTAGGTGATGAATTACTAGATGAATTGGAGTTGATCGGTGAAGAGAACAACCCAGACGAGTGGGAATTGATGAGCGAAGATTTAATTGATACTACTAAAGAAGGTTTCCATCAATTTTCAGATCCTTTAAAGTCAGATGCTAACCCAAATGATAAGAGTATTTATGGTGATGTTGGTTTATATAAGGTAAGATACGCATATACTAAGACATCAAAGAAGACATCTAGTGGTAAATCAAGAAAGTTCTGTGATAGAATGATTGAACTTGCAGGTGGTGGGTTAGAATACAGATATGAAGATATTGAGAAGATGAGCGATAAAGGAGTTAACGGAAAGTTTGCTCCAAAAGGCTCTAGTTCTTATAGTTTGTTCAAGTATAAGGGCGGAGTCAATTGCTATCATGGCTGGATGCGTAGGATTTACTTCCGTAAAAGAGATAGCAAAGGACGTATAATGAAGAATGAAGGAATGAAGAATGAAAAAAAGGTTGGTAACAATCCTTATATAGTTCAAAAGGGGTCGGAATCTACCGCTCCTATAGATACACCAAGTAAAGGAAAACTATAATGGCTGCATTATTTTGTGACGAGGATAAATTAAAGAGTTCAACGGCTATCAATTACAACGTTGATACCGCATTTCTATTGCCATTTTTAAAGATAGCACAAGATAAGAATATGCAGGTAATATTAGGAACAGATTTATATGAGAAAATAGAGTCTGAAATTCAAGGTGGTACATTGTCTGGGCATTATAAGAGCTTAGTTGATAATTATATACAAGATAGCATCATTCACTACGCATTAGTGGAGGCATTGCCTTTTATATCCTTCCAAATCAAGAATGGTTCGGTAACTCAGAAGAATAGCGAGAATGGAACGGCTGCAAGTAAGTCAGACCTTAACTGGTTGATCCAAAAAGAGCGAGATACGGCTGAGTTCTATGGTCAAAGAATAGTTGATCATTTATGCGAGTATTCAAGCAACTTCCCAGAGTACTCAACTAATTCTGGTTCGGATATGAATCCTATTTCGAACGCTTATAATACAGGATTGAGAATATGAAGTACAACCCAAAACCAAAAAACATAAAGAAATTATTAATATATCTACGAAGCATCAATGTATAAGGATTTAATAGAAACTAATATAGTTAACACCGCAGCAATCGGAATAAGCGTATCAGACATTAACGGCATCCTAACGGCTATTGTATTAATTACGGCTGCATTGTATAACATTAAGAAGTTAAGCCATGAGAAGAAGGATTAAGTACTTTGAGCCTAGCGAGTTCGTTTGTGATGGTGTAGAGTGTTACGATAAGATGACTGATAGTTTGTTACTCAGTTTGGAAGCTGCAAGACAAATTGCAGGAATCCCCTTTCACATAAATAGTTCATGGAGAAGTGATTTAGCAAATGAGCGAGTAGGAGGGAAACCTAACTCTGCTCATACAAGAGGGAACGCAGTTGATATTGCTTGTGCTAATAGTTCAGATAGGTTTATAATTTTAGAGGCTTGTATGGCAGTAGGATTCACAAGGATAGGTATAGCAAAAACATTTATACATATAGATGTAGATCAAGATTTACCTGATAACGTAATTTGGACATACTAATGACAGGGTTCGAGATAGGAGTAGGATTTTACACAGGCATACTTGTAGGAGTATGGACAGACAAATTTAAGGACGGATACAAGACTTGTATATACCTACCATTTATATTCATCGAAATAAATACATATTATGAGTGATTTTTTAGTACAGAATTGGAATGCTTTATTGACGGCATTATTAGCATTCGCAGCGGTGGTTGTTGCATTAACACCAACTGAAAAAGATAATAAGATACTAGGTTATATTAATAGCTTTGTGAGCTTGTTTATTAAAAGAAAAAAGAAATGAACCCAATTTGGGCAAAGGGGTTGCTTGCAATAGTTCCCAAGATGTTTACGGATAGCAAAGGTAAATGGAGTTCTAAAAGGACTGTAAGCGGTGTTCTAGTTGTTTCCGTAGTTACTCAGATTGAAACTCATGGTATAACTTGGCAAACCCTTATGTTATCTTTTATTGCAGTTTTGCCACTATGTTTTAGCGTATTCGAAAAAAAGTAGTATATTAGCGTAAAACTTTTATATGTCAAAACGAAACAATAGATTCCGATTAAAGGATGATGAGATCGAAATGGTCAAGAAGCATCGAGCCAACACCTTAGACAACCTTAACGACAATTCCTCACTTGATATACACCTTAAAGAGCGTGGTATTGATAAGAAGGACGTTGTATCTGTTAAGCATTGGCAGAATATGGGTGGCGAGCTTCGTTTTTCGATCGTTACCAAAGATGGTGAAGGTGGATTTGATGAAGGAGGAATGTTTGAGAGATTGAATACCTTTATATCTCAACACGCTCCGAGCTATCCTAAGCCCATTAAAAGCGAAAAAGGCACTCACCTACTAGTAATCAATCCTGCGGACATACACATAGGTAAATATGCCAAATCAGAAGAAACAGGAGAAGAGTATAATTCAGAGATTGCAGTTGCTAGAGTTATAGAAGGTGTACAAGGCTTAATTGATAAGGCGAAAGGCTTTGAAGTTGAAAAGATACTTTTCTGTATCGGCAACGACATACTGCATGTGGATTCCGTTTACAACACCACAACAAAAGGCACAAATCAAGACTGCGATGGGAAATTTTGGGAGCATTTTGAAACGGCTTTAGCTTTGTACGTTAAATGTGTAGAGATGCTTAGAGAGGTCGCTCCAGTAGATTGTGTACACTCTATGTCTAATCATGATTATATGTCAGGATTCCATCTTGCACATGCTTTAAAGGCTTGGTTTAGGTTAGCTGAAGATGTAAATGTAGATGCAGGTGTATCACATAGAAAATACTACACCTACGGAGCGAATTTAATAGGTTTAGAGCATGGTGATGGAGCTAAGATGGACAACCTGCCTATGTTAATGGCACATGAGCAGCCTAAGCAATGGGCTGAGACTAAATATAGGTATTGGTATCTTCACCATTTACATCATAAAGTGAAGTACAAGTGGAGAGATGCTAAGGACTTCATCGGTGTTACTGTTGAATACCTTAGAAGTCCAAGTGCTGCGGATTCTTGGCACTCCAGAAAAGGGTTTACAGGATCACCAAAGGCGGTTGAAGCGTTTATACATTCAAAAACACAAGGTCAGGTTGCAAGATTAACACATTTTTTCTAGTTGATTATAAGAGAGTTATAGAAATATAGCTCTTTTATTGCATTTAATTAAGCTATTTATTGCCACAATGAAAAGTTTGTGTATATTTGTACCATCGAAAGCAAGGAAGCTAAGATAAAAACAACTACTATGAAGGCAACATTCAAGAAAAGCAACAACGGACACAATATTTACATAGATAGTCAGTGGATTATGTGGGTAATAGGTAGTTTAAAGACTGCAAAAAAGGAATTAGAAATCTATTTAAGAAACAACTAAATGAAAAAGAATTATAATACAAAAGAGGTCACAGGTAATATCAATGAGTTAGTAGGGTACTATGTTAGACGATCGGATTGGTTCGATAAGCTTAACGCTAACATGAAAGATAGGATTAAACAAGTAGGTGAAGATAGCGAGATTGGTTTGGAGTTAATAGACCTACTCAAGTCAGTTGATGCGTGGTGGGATCCATCAATGGAAGATTTAAGCGGTCAGCATAAACCAGAAACCTGCTTTCATTTACGCAAATATTCAGCGGATAAATTAGGTAGATAATCGGATTAAATAAGCTATTAATTAGCATAAGAAGAAAAGAAGTATTATATTTGCATCAAACAAAACAACTAAACTATGAGAACATTACTTGAAAGATTAAAGCAAGAGAATAGAGATAGATTAAATTTATCTTTTAAAGACTTTCCTGCAACTTGTGAAAAGATTGAGAAAGCATTACATTACAATTATTCAATGATCAATTTAACGATAGATGAATGTTGCAGTCTGCTAACAATGACAACAAAGAATCCGTTAAATTTCGAGAATGTTGAATCTTTATTTACAGAAAACTAAGATGGGAAAGCTAAAAGAATTATTTTTAAGAAGTAGAGAAAACGTTATGGACGTGGACGATATGAGAATTGAGCAGCTAGATAATGAGTTTGCTAGACATTGCGAACTTAATCAAGAATGGAATGCAGGAGAGCGTTCTCCAGTTACAAGATCAATCCTAGAGTGGCAGCATTTAGGACAACCAGTTAGACAACGATAAGATGGATAGAGATAAGATAGCAGAATTGTACAAGAAGTACGACCTAGCAAAAGAAGATATATTTAAGCACCAACATTACCTTATAATTACAAGGTCTGGAATAGATAAGATACAAGCAGTTGAGGGTATTAAGATAGCTTATGAAGTTATAAGATGCGAACCTAATTTCTGCGTAGTGAAAGCAACAACTAAAGATTTAGAAACATTTGGAAGTGCAATCAAAGGAGTTAGCTTTAAGGATGGAAATACAAATTCATGGTATGTTATGGAAATAGCAGAAAAGAGAGCCATGAGTAGGATAGTATTAAAGGTTTGCGGATTCTATCAATTAGGTGTCTTCGGTGAAGATGAATCAGAGGACTTTAAAAAACCATAAATGAACGATAAAGGTAGAGGTTGGAGTCCTCAAACTAAACTCCAAACATTAATCTTTAGCACGTACAACACTAAAAAGGTTGCGTGTCTAAAGATGGATGTTTCACCAACGACACTAAGGCGGTTATTTATAAACGAAAGCCGCTTTAATTTAAACCAATTAAGAACTTTAGCAATGGATAGTAAATTGTCCGTTTGCGATATATCAAAACTAATATGAGTTATAAAGAAGAATTATTTGAAAAACTATTAATACATTCCGCAGGTATTAATAAGACCTTCGTAGGATCGTTAACGGATGTAGGTAGACAACAGTTTGATGTTGAAGCTAGGAATATGTGTTTCCATTATCTAAGAAAACGAGCCTGGGGCTTTACTGAAATAGGCGTTAAGTTTAACAGAGGTCACGCAACAGTTATGAATGGAGTTAAAAATCACAATATTGCTTATGATCGTGGTGGTTATTACATGGAGAACTACGATGATTTAGTTTTGTTAATGTCAAAAAATACTGATGCAGAAATTGAAAGCCAAGAAAGCTACGCAGAAAAAAACAGGTCTATAATCGAGAGATTGAACGATCAGAATGGAAAGCTTAAAGAAGAGCTATTCGATGTTAAAAAGAATACAAGATTATTATTACGATCAATCAAGGAACAACAATCACTAACAATTAAATTAAAAGAAGCATGCAATTAAGAGGTAAAGTAGTATCAATTAAAGAAGTCCAAGTAATTTCAGACAAGTTTAAGAAGCAAGAGGTGATTCTCAAACAAGAGGGTGTTGAGTATGATGCTGAAGTTCCGATAGAGTTTATACAAGATAAGGGAATAGAGCTTGTGAAGGGTTTAAAAGTAGGTCAGTCTTACGAAATTGATATAAACATAAGCGGTCGAGAATGGAAGGATAGACACTTTGTGAGTTTGAAAGCTTGGAAGGTTGCAGGTGTTGAATCTGCACCTGAACAAGAACCATCTGGTGATGGAATGCCCTTTTAGAAGAGTATTAGAAATACTCGATTGGCTTAATCTGGAGGTGCTTTAATTAGTGCCTCCTTTTTTTTGCATACGAATTTAATTTGCGGGTTAAAAGGTGGGTTTTGCGGGTTTTGCGGGTAGCTTGATTGTCAGCTAGTTAAGGGTGGGCATTTGTGGGCATTAAACGAGGGCATTTAAGGGCATTGATGGGGGCAATTAGGGGCAACTCTGATTCTTAGATAGTTACAAGTGGGCAATTGTGGGCAATTATTTTTTATACATATTACTAAAGTACATTAGTTTATTAAATATATTATTTGTATATTGCAGCCATCGAGTGGACGCGATAACTAAAACATTTTTATAAAAAGCCTATTTCCGCGAGACGTCCACCTCAAAGAAATAGGTTTTTTTGTACCTAAACATTATATTATGAGCATTAAAAAACTACTAAGTCAAAACGCATTCTGGCAGGTAAACAAAGCAATGGCAAAATTGATCGGTGTAGATGCTGCATTAATACTCTCAGACCTTATAGCAAGAGAAGAGTATTTCAAGAGCAAGAATATGCTTGTAAGTATTAACGGAAATGGTTATTTCTTTGTCACCAGTGATGATATAGAAAACACAACTACATATTCATACCATATACAAAAGAAATGTATTAAGGTGCTAAAGGAGCATGGAATGATTGAAACATTTTTAAGAGGCATACCTGCAAAAACACATTATAGAGTAGTAGAATCTAAGGTAGAGGAGTGTTTCAAATCAAGTTCTGAAAAAATTAACAAACTGAAAGATTTAAATCAGAGTATTGAAATAATTAAAGAACCAGTTATTAAAAAAATTAAGAACTGTGATGTAAAAGATTTAAGAACTATTAATAAGAATAAGAATAAGAATACAAATAAGAATAATAATAATATAGATAGTGTGCCAAAAGAGAATAAAAATTCTCACTCTCTCTCAAATGAGCTTATATTAGTTGAAGATATTAAACCTAAAAAGATTATTAAAGAAAATAAGCCATCCGATTTATTAGAAGTAGAAATATACTTTAAAGAAAAAGCTTATGATATGAATGAAGCCGAAAGCTTTTTTGAGTATTACGAAAATATAGGTTGGAAAGTTGGAAGGAATCCAATGAAGAAATGGAAGTACGCAGCTAACAAATGGATTAAGAATGCACGCCCTAAGTACGGAAACAAAAGCGAACCAGTTAGTCTTGCTAAAAAGTACTTCCCTGAGATGTTTGGCTTGGAAGGTCAGGAGGTAAAAGCGTTGGATTTAAATAAAGTATTTGGGGCTAAAGATTAGTTTACCTGAAAAATTATTATTAGATTTACAAAAACAAAAACAACTATGAAATTAGGAACAGACTTTAGCGGAATAGGATCACCCGAATCAGCTTTAAAAAGATTAAACTTAGAAGTTGATGAGGTGTTTGCTTGTGAGATTGACAAGTACGCTCGTAAATCATTTAACGAATTGCACAATCCTAGTACAATGTATGAGGATATAACTACAAGGAATCACTCAGAAGTACCTCAACTAGATTTATATGTAGCAGGTTTCCCTTGTCAGTCATTTAGTTTAGCAGGTAAACGTGGAGGTTTTGAAGATACAAGAGGAACTTTATTTTTTAATGTAGCTGAGTTTATTAAAGAGAATCAACCTAAATGTTTTATACTTGAAAATGTAAAAGGATTGCTTTCTCACGACAACGGTCGAACTTACCAAACTATTACAGATGTATTAACTAATGGAGGCGGAACTTTAAATGGTCAGATAGGTTTAGATTCTATTGTTAATGGATTAGGTTATCACGTTTACGCTAAAGTATTAAATTCTAAAGATTATGGCATTCCTCAGAACAGAGAGAGAATATTCTTAGTAGGGTTTAAAGAATTTAGAGAGTTTAGATTCCCTAAGAAGATGGAATTAAAGTTGAGGTTGAAGAACTTGTTAGAAAATGAAGTAGATGAAAAGTATTATCTGAGTGATAAAATGATTAAAACAATAACAACTCCTTCGGGTGGGGATTGGAACTCTGGAAAGATGAGCTTTAATACAGATATAGCTAAATGTATAAGGGCAAATACGCATAAAATGGGAAGAGCTGATACAGATAATTATATAATCTCACATTCATTATTCCCAAGAACATCAAAGACAGGACAAGTAGGTTCAGGTCATTTGTCTAAAACAGATGGCACAAGCTATTGTGTTGATACTGGTTGTTCGCAAGGTGTTGAAGTTATTCAATTGAATGAATCAAATGAAAGTGGGGGAAAACAACCTTTCCAACAGAATAGAGTGTATGATATAGGCGGTATTAGTCCAGCATTGGTAGCTAATTTAGGCGGTGAGAGGAATCATAATATAAATACAAAACGAATAAGAAGATTAACACCTTTAGAGTGTTGGAGGTTGCAAGGTTATACGGACGAACAATTCTATGCAGCTCAGAAAGTTAATTCAGATACTCAGCTTTATAAACAAGCAGGAAATTCTATTACTGTTAATGTGATGGTTGAATTATTTAAAAAGATATATGATATTTAAAAAATATAATTAACTTTACAAAAACAACTAATCATGGAAATAGGAAAAGAACAAACCTCAGAACTATTAATCTTTTGCAGCAACTTAGTAAGAAGAACATTCTTTGAACTAAGCCAAAACAAAAATGATGCTGATGTTAGTATAATGTCAAACATACTAAGCAATGACTTAATAGAATCATTTAGTACAATGACTTATGAGGACGTGGATAGTGCGTTTAAGATTGGTGTTCGTACAGGTGACCAATACGCAGTAAACCCAAAGACATGGTTTATATGGCTTAATGTTCGTAAGAAAAAGAATGGTTTAAAGATCAATAAGTTGTTCCAAGAAAAGCAAGCAATTCAGATTGAATATAATTCCTCTAATACAGATAGGTCTGCGGATCATAAAGAATATGTATTGAACGTGGTTGTAACTAAGTATGAGGAATGGCTTAACTTTAAAGAACCTCAAAGCAGGTTTGGGAATCCTTTTAAATTGTCTGGGGTTAAAATGCAATATGAATGGTTCGATACGAACGGATTTATAAATATAACTCCAGAAGATGCTGCAACTTTAAGGCGAAAAGTAAGAGGTTCTATCAAGCACGAGAACGGATCTTCTACAACCTTAAAGTACAAGATTGATAATGCTTGCAGAGAGCATTTAATAAACGAACTATACGCAGAATTAAAGGAGGGGAAAGTAAACCTAAGAGAACAAGCGATTGAAATACTAAACGAAAAGACATGAAAGTAAAAGGAATTAATATGCACGAGATAGACGAAGACACTATTCAAGTGATTGTATATTTTCACGATGGCGAATCAGGTCATAAGCTAAATTACTTATTCGATAGAAAGCAAACATTCACATTCGATTCTATCAAGTCAATCTCAGAAGCTAAATATTTAAACGAAAAGAAATGAAGATAACAAACGAATGCAACATGGAGTTAATGGCTAGGTATGAAGACAATCATTTTGACTTAGCTATTGTAGACCCTCCTTATGGTATAGGTGTTACTAAAAATAAAAGACTAAATAATATATCTAATAAGGATTGGGATAATGAAATCCCTAAAAAAGAGTATTTTGAAGAATTAAAAAGAGTAAGTAAAAATCAAATCATTTGGGGAGGTAATTATTTTATAGAGCATTTAAGCAATACAAGATGTTATCTAAATTGGGATAAATTAAATCATTCTGAAACTTATGCTGATTGTGAAATGGCTTGGACATCTTTTGATAAAAATGCAAAGATTTTTAAATATATGTGGGATGGTAATAGATATGGTTTTATTGGAGCTATAAAAGGTGTAGGTAAAAAAAGTATAAGAATGCACCCTACACAAAAACCTATTGCATTGTATGAATGGTTATTAATGAACTACGCAAAGCAAGGAGATAAGATATTAGATACTCATCTAGGTTCTGGCTCAATAGCTTTAGCGTGTCACAATCTAGGGTTTGACTTAACTGCTTGCGAATTGGATAAGGAATACTTTGAAGCAAGCCAAAAGAGATTAAAACAACATCAAGCACAACTAAGGATATTATGAAAGCAGACGAAGACAAATTACAAGCAGCCGTTGTTACTTACTTAAAGCTAAATTATAATGCTTTGTATTGTGCTTCGCTTGGAGGTCAATACCAAAAGTACCACTCGCAAAGAATGAAGGCTAAGAGAACAGGTTACATTGCAGGGTTTCCAGATTTATTTATCTACGAACCTAGAGGTGGCTATAATGGATTAGCTTTAGAGCTTAAGACGTTAAAAGAATCTCCATACAAAAAGAATGGTCAATACAAAAAGTTGTACAATGAAGGTGGTGACAAGCACAATCAAGTTGAATGGATAAATAGACTTTGCGTAAGGAACTATGAAGCATACTTTGCAGTAGGCTTTGATGATGCAAAAGAAAAGATTGATAATTATTTCAGTATGTAATTAGTTCAATTCAAAAATTTACTTTAAATTAGCCAAATGAGAAACAAGATAAGAATAATGCCTCCTATAAACAAGCAAACATCGTTTGAGTTAATGTTTGGTTATGATGGGATTGAACCAAAGAAAGCAAAAAAAGCCTTAGTATATGAACGTAGTAAGGGAAAGTTAAACGGACAAAGTATTTAGAGAGCAAGCTACTCGAACGCTGCACACAAGTCCTATCGAAATCTGAAAAGGTTTAATTTTAAC